TAATATGCCTAATATATCTAATTTATAACCGGTTATTAAGATTACTGAAAAGCAATTTAAGCAGTTACTTAAAAGAGTATTAAACTCAGAAGGTGGTATTAAACCTGAATCTTTAGAAGCACCTATTGAGGGATTTATAGAAAAACCTCCAATTAATTTTGGGCAAATATCAGGACCAGTTAAGCAACCTATGGAGCCTCAATTAGGGACTGCACCTATAGATCAATTAACTCAAAGTGTAGAACCTGTAGATAGAACCATGGGTAGGTTATATAAACCTATAACGGAAGGAGTTAACACACCAGTAGATTACCCCTGGGCTGAGGCAAGGATAAGAGCATTAAGAGATCAGAATTTAATACCTGAAAATAGTCCTAATATACCACCTACTACTAGGTTAAGGAATATATCTTCTACATCATCAGAGAATATTGCAGGGGAGGATTATGTAAAAGGTTTAGCATATGAAAGACTACATTGGAAACCTATTGAATCTAAAACACAGCAGGTAAATAGAGCTATAGTGCAAGATGTTCTAGAAAAAAGCGGTGTTAAAACATCTCCTGAACAAGCAGATGATATAGCAATGGTATTTAATGATATATGGAAGAAGCATGGAGGTATGAGAACAGGTGAAGGAAAGTACTGGGAAGCCTTAAGAAGTACTAGTAGATATAAAGAGCATTACCCAGATGCTAAAGGTTATTTTATGAGAAGTGCTGCTCAGTGGAAAAAGACACCTAAAGAATTTAAAACACAATTTCCTAGAGAAGCTAATAGATTGGCAGATATGTGGGTTAGATATATGGAAGGTAAAGGAGGTAAGTAATGCCTTTTAATCCTAGTTATAAAGAAGATCTTTTAACTGCTCAGGTTGAAGAGAAACCTAAGTTTAATTTAAACTATAAAAAAGATTTAAATAAGCCTTTATTTGATACTAGTTATAAAGATAAAATAATTACTTCATCTAGTATATCAGATTTAGACAAACAACAGATCTTAAAATGGTATGAAACTAATTTGTTAAATACTAATAATCCATTAGTTAAACAAAGCGCTAAAGATTTATATGATAAAATGCTTCAAGGAGATGATGAAGCTTTTAACTTAGCTAAAGTAGGAATGAATACAGAAGCTTTTAAAAATATACAAAGTGGTAAGTTTGTACAGCCTGAGCCTATAGTTACAGATATAGCATCTATGGCCTCTGATTTAGCAGCTTTTGGAACTGGTACTAAAGTAGGTAAAATAGCCGCAGATGCTTTAAAATTAAGTCCTATTGGTAAATACGTAGCACCAATGGCAGGAGCAGCATTTTTATGGGCAAATAAGAGACAGATAGAAAGATTCTTCAGAGGCAAATCTACTGAACCTGGTATCTTAGGTGGCCCCCCCGCAAGTACAAAAAGTGATCTTAGACTAGGAGCAGAAGATATAGTTGAAGGAATGGCAGTTGGAGTAGCACCCGCAAGTGCCATGAATTTAATTAAAAGATCCTATCCAGCTATTAAAGCCGCTGCTATAGAAGCTAATGGGGTATTAAAGAAACCTTCAGAGTGGATTTCGGAAAAGGTTACAGATCCTTTTTGGGATAAAGTAGTACAAGCTGCTAATCTTAAGTTACTACCTACTACTGAAAAAATGATGGTGCAGAATAAAGAAATATCTATAAAGGTTAAAAAAAGTTTAGCAGATATAATGCAACCAGCAGTAGAGAGATTAGATACTGCCAAGCAAAGCGTATTTAGAGATACCACAGCTCTTAAATTACACTTAAATAAATGGGGGCAAGATATAGGTAATGTACTAGCAAGAGAAACAGATCCTTTAGTTAAGTTAGAAGTATCTAGAGGTCTTAGAGGAACACCTTTAAATGAATTAACAACAGAAAGAGCTAAAGATATAGTCTTTCAATTTAGTAGAAAGTTAAGTGATCTTGAACTTAAACCTAAATATGAAAACTCTTTTATAGAATCTATTAGTACTAGTATAGGCAAAAGATTACAAGAAGAAGAGAAAGTTTTTCTTGAAGGTGGGTTTACAGATCTATTAGATCCTATTACTAAAAAAGTAGGTTTAGCTAAAGTTAAATCTTTTATGGATAATATAGTACCTTCTAGATTTAGACAACCTAATCAGGTAGAAGTTTTACAAAAAGGATTAAGAGACTTAATAGAAGATCCTAGTATATCTAGAGATTATAGAACCGCTGCTATGGATTTGCATGATCTATCTGCTACATTACCAGAAGAGGTTGCTAAAAGTTCTATAAAATTACATAATACAATTATAACTGATAATTTAAAAAGAATGCCTGGGGTGGTTTTAACAGATACACCAGAAAGAGTATTAAAATCTTTAAAAGATCAAGTTAAACAAGGTCTTAGTCAAAAGAATTTAAAAATAGTATTAGATAAAATTTCTGCTATTGAAAGTAATACATACTTACCTAGTACTTGGCAACCTTTTACTAAAAAAGGTACTTCTTTATATGTTCAAAGAGATGTTGAGTTAGAGCTAAAAGCTCTGCAGGAAATACCTAAGATAGCAAATGCTAATTTTAATAAGTATTTTATGGGCCCTTGGAAGATGGCTAAAGTTATGCTAAGACCTGCAGCATGGGGCAGGAATGGATTAACTAATTTAGCACAGAATCATTTAGGTGGGTTGCCTTTTTGGAGGCAAGACCTTTATCTTAAATCCTATCAAGGAATGAGGGGTTCTAATCAAGTTAAAGTAGAAGGAACTGCAGTAAGTAAACATTGGAATAATTATAGTAGAATTACTGGTGCAGGAGGAACCTTTGCAACAGATGATGTTATATCTTTAGGTCAGGGAATGAAGTATGGAAGTAATATGTGGGAAAGGAGTTTAAGTACTTTTGATAAAATAACTGCACCTGCTAAATCTATTTATAGTGCTCAAGAACAGATGTTTAAGTTTGCTAAGTATTTACATAATATAGAAAAAGGACTAAATAAAAAGGAAGCAGCATGGGATGCTATGAAATGGACTTTTAATTATGGAGAGGTTACCCGTGCAACTGCTTTTACTAGATCCTACGTTGCTCCATTTTTTACTTGGCAAAGTAAGGTATTTCCTCAGGTATTAGAAGCAGTAGTTAAACATCCTATTAAATTTACTGGGTTAGTTATGTTATACAGTCAATTACAAAACCTTGCTCTAGAAGAAGCAGGTATGACTCCTGGAGAGTTTGAAACTTTTAAAACTAGAATGCCTGAGTATCTTCAATCAGGTTTAATGATGCCTATGCCTTGGAGAGATCAGCAAGGTAGGTTAAACTTTTTAGATTTAACATACATAATACCTGGATTTGGAGATGCTTATCAAATGAGTGGACATCCTATGGCACAGATATTTCAACAACCTTTAGTTAGTATTGCTGCTGGGTTACAGAGTAATAAGAAGTATTCTGGTTCTCCTATATACTATGATTGGGAACCTAGTACTACTAAAGTAGCTAAGATGTTTATGTATACCTGGGAACAACTAATGCCCGCTGTAGTACCAGGAGGTACTGATTGGGATAATATGTATCAAGCTTTTATTACAACTCCAATGAGTGAATTTGAACCTACTATGAGAGATTTAAGTAGATTACAGGCAGTTAGTTCAAGTGTAGGATTAAAAATAAATCCAGTAGATGAATCTAGTAGTATTAGAAACTTTGAAGCCAGAAGAAGAATTAGTACTAGTGAAATGAAAATAGATCTTAAGAAGAAGCTTAGAGATGCTAGATCTGAGAAGGAGAAAGAAGAGCTTCTTCTTAAGTATGTAGATCAGATTAAAGATCTTAATCAAAATGATTAATCTTTTTAGATTTTTTATAATACTTTTTAGTTCTGCCAACTCTTGATTTATATCCTTTAGTAAGGTTGTATAAAGTAAACTGTGAGCAGTTGTATTTAAGCATTAATTCTTTAGTAGTATATTGTCTGTATTCCTTTTCAGTTATTTTAATCTGTTTACCTTTATACTGTCCACCGTGGGATTTTAATTTTAAGTTATATTTTATAAAATATTTTCTTATAGTAACATCCGTTGTATCTAATTTCTTAGCTAAATCTCTTGTACTAACACCTGATATATAAAGATTATATAACCATTTAATTATTTCTTCTTCTGGTAAATTTTCAAATATCTCTATACCTTCAAAACTTAATGTCATTTTATTCTATCTCCTTTTTATTTCATCTTCCACATTGGATGCCCAGGTTGGCCTATGTTTTCTATAACCTTAGCAATCTTTAATACTCTAAGAGCTTCATAGAATTGATTCTCTCCTAAACTCAACCCACGGTATACCTTTCTCATTAACTCATCTTCTTTCATATTTCCATATACTCTTAATAAGTCCTGTATATCTTGAACTAAACTCATTCTAGGATTAGTGGTTAATCTTTCTATTCTAGGATCTGTTTCTATCATTAAAGTATTAAATATCTTTTGACTTAGTTTAAAGTCTTCTAAAGAGATATACATTCTATTTTCAGATAAAGCAAGTAGCATGGTTAATCTTAATATCTGTTCTGCTTCTCTTTCCTGGTAAGCATCTTTTTGTACATCTCCCGTAGGTTTTAAATTCTCATAGTACTTTTCATAATAATCTGCACTATCCTGGGTCCAGCTCATCTCTCCACTTAATCCTTGTTTCTCTCTTAACTCTTGAACAAGTTCATCCCAACCCTGTTTAACAGTCTTTTTAGGAAATGCTCTGCGTTTAAAATAATTAACCGGCATTTCTACTAGAACAAATCTAGACATAAACCCACCGGTGAAAGCATCATCAGGAAGCATCTTCTGTAACCAATCAGGAGTACTACCACCTAAGATACTAATACATATATTTTTGAGGGTATTCCTGCCGCGCATAATTGTTTCAACTGACCACTCTTCTCTAAAATCATAAAGATCAGTTATTAAACTAATTAATCCTTGGTTGTACTGTGCCTTGCCAAAGAATACACTTAACTCAGGTGCTTTAATTATACCTGTTGCATCACGTACTCCTATTCTAATCTTCTCTAAAGAACTTTCTGGTTCACTTAATGCTTTTACTAAAGACTCAGGAGTTAGTTTATCTGCTAAAATTCTAACCTCTGGACAGGCTTTATATAAACAATTTAAAGCAGTATTTATAGTAGACGTCTTATGCCCTCTACCAGGTGGGGCTAATAGTATAACCCATATATTAGGAAATAATTTAGGAAGTAAATCTTCAGATCCACGATAAATCCATACTTTGTTATTAATAGTAGATCCTAGTACACAGCATGCTGAGAAGAATTTAAATCTAATGCACGCTTCAAGATCAGTCATAAAGGATACATATTTACCTAACCAACCAGTAGAGGGAATAACTTCTTGTAATATATCATATTCAGTAAGTAACTGAGTTGGTTCTAATTCTTTCATTTAACCTCCGTATAATTAAAAATAGGATCTTCTATACCTGCTTCTTTAAACCCATTAGCACGGAGGATACAAGCAGGACATTCTCCACACGGTATTTCAGTACCTTTGTAACAAGTATGAGTCATACTTAATACTTTTAAAGCGTTTGGTAATTTAATTATTAAATTAATACTTTCTGCTTTAGTAAGATACATTAAAGGGGTGTGTATATTTAATTTAAATTCCATTCCTATATTTAAAACTTCTTCTAAACAACTTATTACTTCATCTCTACAATCTGGATAGCCCGAGTAGTCAATTTGACACATACCTCCTATTAGGTTATTAGTTTGAGTAGTATAAGCATACATTGCTGCTATAGTTAAAAATAGTAAATTTCTACCTGGGAGGAAAGAAGAAGGTAAAGTAGAGTTTAAAATATGTTTATTACATACATCTAAATCTTTATTTAATAAACTACTTATACTTATATTTTTTATAAAACTAACATCTATTACTTTTCTAGAAATATTAAGATATTCACATATCTTCCTACCACTGTCTAATTCTCTATTATGTATTTGATTATAATCAAAACTAATACATTCTATTTTTTCAAAAGTATTAATTGCCCACAATAAACATGATGCTGAATCCTGCCCACCTGATAGTAATACTAATGCTTTATTGTTCATTTTTAATCTCCTTTTTATTTAAGATTTTTAACTTCTTTCATTTCAAACCAATTATAACCTGCTTTTATATTAACTTTAAACCTTTGATTTAACTCAGGTATTAAACTTTCCATAGTATCTTTTAATAACTGAGAATTCTTTTTAAGATCTTTCTTAGAACTATGAATAACTATTTCATCATGTACTTGCAATCTTAGATCAAGCTTAGATTCATAATAGCATTTATTTAACTGAGTTAAAGTAACATCAGATGCCGTACTCTGCACTGGAGCATTTAAAGCCTGCGGAAAGGTTTGAATATATCTTTTTCTTCCAAACGGGGTAGTTACATAACCTTTTTCTTGAAAATCATGCCTACAATCAGAGTAGTATTTATCTAAACCAGCTATATCTAAGAATATACCTTGCCATTTCTTTCCTATTTCTCTGGTAACACTAAAAGTAGTAGCTATTGTATTACTACTTAATCCATAAAGAGTTCCAAATACTATTGATTTAGCAATCAATCTTCTACGATTTAAAAGATTTTCTGGGAGGTAATCATTAATTGCTTCTTCTACTCTTAAGTGAATATCTCCGCCTTCAATTAGTATTTTATATAATGGAGGACATGGTCCTAGTACAGATACAACCCATAATTCTAACTGGGAGAAATCTCCTGATATTAAAATATCATCTTCTGTATCTGCAGTATAGATTACCCTAAAAGGTTTAGGTACATTCTGCAAATTAGGATTTTCACTACTTAATCTGCCAGTGCCTGTTCCTTCTATATTATACTGAGTATGTATTCTATTATCTTTTAACCTTTCATACACACCTTTTAAGAATGTCCCTGCACCTTTAGTTAGATCTCTATAATCTAAGATATCCTGCAAAAGATCAGATTTCTCATGTCCTGCTTTTATTAAATTCTTTAAAGTAAGTTTAGAAGATTCTTTTAGATTAAAATACTTAGTAACTTGCTTGGGCGAAGAAGGATTTAATTTATACTTAGTCTCTACTTTAGTTTTAATAGCTTCTGCAACTGGAATAGATTGAGCATACATTAGAGCTAATCTATTAACATCTACTTGTACACCTTTAATTTCCATACTATTTATAGTTTCTATTAAAGGCACTAGTAGATTTTTTAATAATAATTTCTGCTGTATAGTTAATAACTCACTTTGAGCTTGCATTACTTGATAAGTAGTTATATTATCCCAACAACAGTATTCTAACATAGTATCTTTATTCCAACTCTGAATAGTTTTCATTTCCTTCTTAGTAGGTTTATAAGGCTTAATCTGCGTATAAGTTGCTCTAAGATGATCTAAATTCTTAGGCATATCTGAATTAAGTAATTGCTCAGCTAATCTGGTATCAAAAGACATGTTTTTTACTTTTACACTTTGAGATACATTTAATACTTTACAGTCATAAGATCCATTCTGAGCACATTTAACTTCTTCAGGTTCTATAGATTCTAAAAATCTTTTTACTACTGGTAATCTTGGATCATTAATACCTTTGTAGGCAATAGCCATTGCTGAAGTAGGTGAATTACTAAATCCAATACCTATAACTTGTGCTTCAAATGGATCTAAAGAAGTAGTTTCAATATCAAAGGTAGTTGGTAATTCACTATTATTCTTTGATAAATAATTATTTAACTCTTCTGCACTAGGATCAAGAGTAAAACTATATTCTTCCTTCTTAGGTAAACCACTTACAAAGAAACTATGGATTAATTTAAGATCATTAATAGCTATATTAATCCATTGTCTTTGCTTCATAACAAAAGAAGGATGTAATAAACATAAAACCTGACATTCATGTTGGTATACTTCTAATAAAGGATGAAATGAACCTCTTAGGCTCATAGGACCTTCATGTCCTGTTAAAGCATACATTGCTGGTCCACCTAAGGCTAAGATAAGTTCAGGTTTAATACCTTGTATTTCTTCATAAAGGTGCCTGAAACAACATTTTATTTCAAATGAAGTAGGAGCTCTATCATTTCCTTTATCATCATTAGGAGGTTTACATTGAACTAAGTTAGTTTGAAAGAAATTATTTTTGTTTAAACCTGCCTCTTTCATTAACCTATAAAGCATCTTTCCTGCGCCCCCGGTAAAAGGAACTCCAGTTATTACTTCAACGCTTCCTGGGGCTTGGCCTACTATTAAACAATTATACTGAGTATGAGATGGTATATAGTAAGAAACTATATTACTACTTAAAGTACATTCTTTGCATTTCATTTTTTTATACCTTCTTTTCTAAAGCTATAATTGCGGCCGCACTATAGATTATACATCCTAAGAGTTCCTGTATAGCCTTGTCTGGTGATAGCCTTAAAGATTCTTTAGCCTTTTTCCTAATCTGGTATATAGGCCCTGCTTGTCCGCAGTATATAGAATCTTTAACTATATCTTGTTCCTCAAAAGGTAAATTAGCGTCTGCATGTCTTTCTTTACCTTTACCAGAAGATGCTTGGTCTAAAGCGCTTGCAAGTATATTTATTAAGTATTCATACCTAGGTACACTTTTTATTACCTTACCCTTCCTAAAAGCCCATAATAAGTCTTTTTCTTCTTCAGTTAGTCCTTTGTCAATAGTAAGTTTAAATTTTTGCATACTTCCTCTCCTTTAATAATTTTTATATTCTCTTTTGCTAATCTTATCTGTTCATCTGTCATAGTTATATTAAAAAAATCTGGTGTTGAATCTATATGTATAGATCCTTTTTCATACCATTCTTTTATAATTAACCCTTCTATTGCAAGCTTAATAGGCATTGAAGTATCGCAAGTAGCAGCCTGGAAAGTCTCAGGTTCAGCAATTTGGTTGTATCCTAAGAAGTGATTATTTTGAAATAGATAGCTTTCTTCCATAAGAAATCCTTTAAGTTTAGGCTTCATCATATACCAAGGTCTAAATTTATATGGTATTGCAAAATTATCTATATTAGAATTCTCAAAGATATGTAAATGAAAGTAATTTCTTACTACTAAGAATAACTTATCAAAAGGTATTTTTAATAACATCTTATCAAAGATATGTAAATAATCTATTACGGTAAATGTATTATCATCTGGGCAGATTATGTAATCTGGTTGTATTTCTTCATAAAGATTACACAGAGATTCTATAGAATCCGCTTTTTTAAGTTCATTATAAGAGTTATCTAAATATATTATTTTACCTTTAGACTTCTCTTTAAATATATAATCTTTATATCTTTTATCTTTATATAAATAACTTAAACTAAAAATATAATCTTGGTTATCTGAGAATTCATCTAAGTGATTTAATGGAACTTCAAAGGAATATTTAACTGTCATAGTATAACATCTCCTTTCTTGAAGAAACTAAACTTTGCTGCAGATTTTATCCCATTGGGGGTTTTAAAAGTATCTAATAGATTAACTTCTTTTCCACTATAAATAAATTCTTTTTTAGATTTAAGATGTTTCATTTTTATTACCTCTATTTAATGTTTAGTATTTTATGTATCTGAAGACTACATACTATGCCTTTATTCTGAAGAGTATACATTATCATTTCTTCCATATTTTTCTTAGTTTTCTCTTCATCTTTTAGTATTAAAGGCTGTAGAAATATTAATTTTTTATAATGATTGTATATAGAAATAATATCCTTCCAATTATCCATGCCGCATAATATTTTATAAAAAGATGCTTTATCTCTATTTTCTTTTAAAACTGGTGTATCTTTAGGAGATATACTAATAATATCTATGCCATCTGGAATAGGTAAAGTACCATTTGTTTCTAAGTGTATGCTTTTATTTTCTTTTATTAATAAGGATATTAGTTTAGTTAAATCCTGTAAAGTAGGTTCTCCACCAGTTATACATACATGGTGGCGATTATTTCTTTTTATCATTTTAACTATATCTTCTTCCTCTACCTCAGATCCATTTGAATAATTAGTATCACAGAAAGAGCAATTAAGATTACACCCAGATAATCTGATAAAAGACATAGGTACACCTGAGTATAATCCTTCACCTTGAATAGAATAGAATACTTCTTTTACATTTAACATTTTAATCCTCCTTAGAGTGTTAAGAACTCTTCTCTACATGATGCCTCAGTTAAAAATACTCCTCTTAATCCTGTAGATATTGCTTTAGTATTTTCACTTTCTACTCCACGCATTTGCATACATAAGTGTTCTCCGTGCACTAAGACACCACAACCTTTTGGGTATAACTCTTTATCTAAGATATCACATATCATAGATGGTATATCTTCCTGTAGAGGAAGAAAAGACATAGCATAATCAGCTATTCTTGCTAATTTACTTAACCCTAAAACTCTATCTTCAGGTATATAACCTATACGAAATTTATACCTTACTGGTAGAAGGTGATGTGGGCATAGTGACCAAGTTATATAGTCTTTTATTAAAATCATACCTGCTTTTCCTCTTAATGGGAAGGTAGTCATTTTAGGTATGGGTCTTTTTAAAATACTATTAAGAGTTTCTAAATATCTTCTTGGTGTGTCTGTAAAATTATCTCCGATTAGATTATAGTGATCTAATATTCTACGGATGTATGCAGCTTCTATTGTTTTATCCACCTAGCCCACCCTCCTTTACCTTCTTGTAATTTAAGTTCTTTTAGAGTTATACCTTGAGGTAATTGTTTTCTAATACCCATAGATATATGTCTTATTAAATTCTCACATGTAGGTTCTAACCTCATATCTAAGCTTAAATTAGTTATATTAGTATGATCGTACTCTTTTAGTACTAAATTAACTAAATTAGTTAATTCTTCTAAATCCATAACCATACCTGTAGTTGGGTTTATATTACCTTCTATTTCAACATCTAAGGTATAAGTATGCCCATGCAGGTTTTTACATTTACCTTTATGATATTTTAACTCATGTGCAGCATCGAAGTAAAACCTCTTTCCTAGTATCATATTAATTCATACCTCCTTTTGGATTAAAACTACCACTAGGTACTATTTCTAACATTGAAGTACTTCTTATATAATTACTAAGAAGTTCTTTATCTTCAACTTTATACATAGTATAAATATCTGTATATCTAAACTGTATTTCTTCTGGGGTGCCTATGTAATTTAAAAGACTTAATATAACTGAGGTTTTATTTTTAGATTCTTGTGTAGTTATAACTTTTGGATTCTTTATATTAATAATTGTAACTTCATCTGTTTCTTTATTTTGATAGTTAAACCTACCTATAACTACCTGTCCTGAGTACATCATAATACAGATTATATCATCTTTATTCATTTATATACATTCCTCCTATTTATAAAACTGTTTGAAATCTCTGAGGCTTCTTTCCAAATATATACTATAGCTTCAAATATAGTTACACTTATTATCCAAATTGGTGAAGTTAAGAATAAAAATATAGTTAATATATTTCTAGGTACTGTGTGTGCTTTATATTTTGCCATTTTAATATCTCCTTTAGTTAAATAATGTAGACAACGTGGACACCCTATGCTTATATAGGTTCCGTTATTACATAGTTAAGACGTGTATTCCACAGTTGTCTACAAAGTAGATTTACCTTTTAACTTTCTTACCAATAGTTCCTTTTTTAGATTTAATAGGATGGAATTTATCAATCTGTGATCTTTCTTCTCCATTAATATCTTTAGTCTCAACTAAGATATTCCATCTACTTCCAATTAAAGCTTCATCAAGCATAGTAAGGAAGTCTTCTTGGTCAAAGTCACCGGCAGGTAATCTCTCCCCTGTAGCGCCTTTATACCAATCATTAAGTTTCCACATTGCTTGCGGTTGAAGTGAACAGGTTTCAAGAATTGCTTCACCTATAGTAGGTTCTCCATCATTTTCTGTAGGTTCAGATTGAATAATGAGTTTAAGAGTTACTTTAGGATTTTTAGTAGAAGACTCACCAAACATAATCTTTTGAATCTCAGCTTCATAGGTATCATTTGGCAATACTCTTAAACTACTGCCTATTTCATCAGGTACTATAAATTTCATTTTACTCCTCCTTAGTTAAATTGTTTTAAATCTATTTAAATTCTGGCTTAATACATACTACTTTTTAAAATTTAAACTTTAACTTCTTCATAAAACTCCTTTCTTTGTGTATAGAAAGTACTTCTAGTTAACTCAGTATCTTTCTTACACAATGGTAAGTATTCACATTCTCTATTGTAATAATGGCACTGCATACTTGGATAGAATCTATTATTTAATACACCATCTACAACACCATTAATACAATCAAGTGTTCTTTGAACTAAATTCTTTTCTGCTAATACTAAAGATCTTTCGTATTGAGGTACTTTAGTTTTAACTATAATATCATAAATAGTACCCTTTAACCTTTCGGGTAATACATTAGATGTTACTATATAACTAATACCTGCTTGCAGTCCATCTTTTAAACCACTAAGATAGGCAGAATCCATCTTGCTTGCTGTTTTTATCTCCCCACGCCATAAATTACCTTCTAGATCTCTTTTAAGAGAATCTAATCTGGTGTATAAGGTATAATCTGTATAATCTAGTTCAAGGTTTAATTCAGGACTTTCTGTTTTAAAAGGAGAATTTTTATATTTATTTTTATACCCACTATATAGATTTAAACTATCATATGCTACTTTTAAGGTTTCATCAGTAGAATTATCAGAGTATTTTTTTTGAATATACTGCTCAAGATTATCTACAAAATCTTTATCAAGTTTACCCTCTACATCCTTTTGATGGAAGATATGAGTAAAATCACCTATTTGTAAAGCTAAAGATTTCTTAATAGGGGTTAAGTTTTCTTTATAATTCCACCAATAGGATTTAGGGCAGTGTACGTACATATTTACTCTAGAAGTACTTAATCTTAGTTTATTCATTACTTTTTACCTTCTTTCTTTTTAGTTAATTTATTAGCAGCTTCGCCTTTAAAGATTACTTCAAAATCTGCATCTAAATAGGTTGCTACATCTCGCGAGGATCTTGCTTGCTCTACATCTGCTACTGGTTTAGTTTCAACTAAGAATTCAACATTACCTTGTTTATCGGATTGAGTAAAACAGTAGTACATTTCAGTAACGTAAGATCCTACTTTTCCTCTAAACTGCCCTGTAACTAAAGGAAGAGTCTTTATCTTACCAGTAGTTTCATCTTTTTCTATCATAGTATGAAAGGTCATTATACAATGTGGATATATTGAAGGTGTTAAATTAAAAAAGGTTTCAAGTAATTCTTCATAATTACTCAATTGAGTTTCCCATTCAGCATATTCAAATTTTTCTTTACCACTGGTAAATAAAATCATTCTTTTAAGATGCTCGCCTGCACGGGTAAAAGAATCTATTACAGGAACTACAATTTCATGGTCTTCTGGAGGATTCTCTTCCCATTCATTTATTTGATCTATTAATTCTAAGTATCCTTTAGGTTGGGTGGTAGGTTTAGATCCTTTGGAACCTGCAAGCAGTTTACTTTTTAAACTGGTATTGCTTAGTTTAGACTCTGGAGTAATTACACGGATTTTATTTGCATTGACTAAAGATTCTAAATTCTTCATTCCTAGTATCTTTTTATCCAAATCAAAGAATTCTGGTATGTATCCAAGTTTAGATAAAGTAGATGCTAGCGTTGTTTTACCGCTGCCCGGAGGGCCGAATAGTACTATTGAGCTCATTTTTAACCTCCTTTATTTTAATATCTAATCCATATTGTAGAGAGTCAACTGCAGTAGTTCCTATGCCTCTTGCCGCAGCAGATCCAAGTGCATTAGTAGGTAATACATTATCTGTATAAGCTATAGAACTACTAAGTAAATCCTTCTCTGTCTGGTCTGGATTATCAAGATACTTTGTAATAAGCTGTTTTAACCTATCAGGTGTTTCTGCAACAACTCTTTGACATCCTATTGTTATTATAAATCCGTTAGGTACCACATCAATCTTTGCACTTCTGTAAAGTTTCATTTTACTTCCTCCTTTATTTCATTTATTTCATACTTACCTCTTCCGCCTATGAAGTATACAGCTACTGAGCTGTAAGTACGTTCTAGTTTTTTAGTAAGTACTCTAGTTAGTTTTATAAAAGCTAAATCTCTATTTTTAGTTGTAGTACTTAGTTTATGTATCTCTCCGTACCAGTTAAATATTCCTTGGTATTTAGGCATTTTTATTTTCCTTAGTTGTATCTAAAAAGAGTTTTATAAATTATTCTATGACAATACTTAGTAACATCCTCAAACTTAGGACTCACTTGTTTAAATAAGCACAAATCGCAAACAGGTAAATTGCCATTTAAAAAAGTAACAAGTGAAGCATTGCCTAATGGTATTTTACACCAATGGCAACACAGTGTAGAATTTGATGTTGTTATTACACAAGTTTGTTGCATCATATTTCCTCCTCTAATGGATGTTCTCTAGACCACTCAAGAGCAGTGTGGAATAGTTTGTAGGGTTCTTTTAAATACTCATACTCAATATATTTTTTATGCTGCCTTTTGCCTTTAATGAGAACTTCACAAGCATACCCTACGATATCTAAAAAATCATTTCTGTCTGACCTTTTTTCTATCACTTCCAGCACTTCTTCTGGATGTGAGAAGGTTGGGTTAGATATTATAACATGATTTCGTAATTCATATAGATAGAGGAATTTTTCTCCACAAGTGCATTCATAATGAAAAAGTTCAGAAAATGCTGTTTTTAGTTCATGCCAGTGAATGTTATTCAACTGACAAAACTCTTTAAGTTCTTTTAAGGTTGGTGTGTTCATATTAATTCCCCCTCGCTTAAAATACGTAAATGAAACCACTCATTTTCAAAGTCTTTTCTCTCAAGGTGGTCTATTCCAAGATCGGCAAATTGGGTAGTCGTAGGTTCTTGTATGAAGCCAGCTACAAAGTATTCTCCATCTTGGTCATACTCATTTATTTCTCTTGTAATTATATATAGTTTTGTTTCGGTCATGGCTTGCCTCCTAGTCCACAATGCCCATTCTTAGCATAATATCCGTTCTCGGCTTCTTCTCTTGCTAAATCTTGCCTCCACATCATACAGTCTGAGGCGATACAACTGTCTGTGTCATATGTTATTCCATCTGAACCTCTATTGGTTGAAAAGTATTCACCACTCCTTGACATCGGACACCACTTTGTTTTAGCTTCTTCCTCTGTCATTTCTTCACCTCAATGTAATCTTTTTCCCAAAATGTATCTGGCACAGCTTCTCCGAGTCCCATTGATTCTGCACAACAACCCTCACCGCTCTTGATATCTTTTCCACACAGATCGCAGATATAATTACCTTTAGCTTGGCCATAAATACGCTTACTCCATTCTCCATCATATTTATGTAAAGGATATTTTCGTGCATCTTCGCTACATATTATCTGCCGCTTCATTTCTGCACCTCCATTTCTACCAATCCCTCTTTAATAGATCGTAATACCCAATAAGCCTGTTCCATCATATTGAGCAGTTCTCACTAGCCATAAATTATTATCTTCACTACTAAGTAAGTTAGTCATTGATCTAACACCTTTCAACCATTCATTAGCTTCTCGCTCGGTCATTTTATTTCCCTTTCCTCTCTGGTTAAATCTGTTTTTGCAGCACCATCACATGAAGATCGTTCTCGTTCTAATATATAACGCAGTGCAGTTTCATGCCTGGACTCATTAGGAATTTTCTCACTTACTGCCATAATTAATTCTTGATAACTCACTCTCAATTGTTCGATTTCCTCTCTTAAACGATTGTTTTCATCATTTAAGTGAATAACGGTTGCTGGGGTAGATGTTCTAATATCATCACCTTTAAGTGCTAATATTCTTTTCATTCGCTCAACTTCCTTTTCCAGTTCCTCCAGTAATCAGTTTCCAGCACAATTCCTGCATCAATAAGACGTTTGCTTGCTTCAAGGCTTGCTTTGTTTAGTGGGTTCATCCTTCACGCTCCTTTGCTGTTAGGTTGTCTGATTGCCACTTAAGACAACTTTTCTGTGGTTGATTATTATACTTATAATCTTTGTGTCCTTCATCGGTTGGTAGTGGGCAATCATACCGAAATCTTTTAATGCAATTTCCACAGCATTTTAAGTCATTTTTATACGGAGGTTTTTCTATTGCCGCCTCTGCAAGCTTACTGTTCTCTTTCTTCATGTCCTCGATCTGCTGCTGGAGGTTGGTGATAATGCAATCACTACATTTTTTGATTTTAGGATGGCAACCATTGTGCTTTACCTGTGTATGATATTTATCACATGTAACACTTAAGTGCTTGCAATTATCAGGACAAAAATAATTTATCATTTCAGTCATAATTTCTCCTCTATTTATTTAAAGTGCCGTTTTGTCGGAAAAATAAGAACATAGCAAGATTAGCTATATCCACATAACTTTGTGGAGTGGCTGTCCTAGAAAACAATTTCTCCGCAATCCGCATTTCCAGCTCGATATAAGGAACTTTTCTATCCCAACCAGTAAAACCTGCATTTTCCTTTGGATAAGACGCTCTTTCATCCACTCTGTAAAAACATCAAATGTTTTATTTAGTTTTTTATTCATATTTTCTCCTCCCGTCAAACAGGTCTGTTAACCAAGTATTTTAATTAAAGCATCTCTCATATTAATTGCAGTTTCTAAATAAGGATCACCTACAAACTTTGACCAATGACCGATACGCTCCTTTATACCAGTATTATTACTAAATTCTGTTTCGTCACATCTATAGTTATAATACTTAAAGTAAGGACATTCACCACAAGCCTTAGTCTTTGTGTTATAATACAACTCACACAAAGGGCAATTACTGCCATCTACTTTTACTCTCCCAACAGTACAATCATCTTGTACCCATACCCAACTTAAAGTAGATTTAATCTTAAATCCTTTATTATACATATTTATCACATCTTCCTGCCAATGCTTAATAGAGTCTTCAACTGCTTTTATTTCTTCTTTATTCAATTTTAACTCTTCCATAATTTACTCCTTTTTAATTTGATTAAGAATTCTTTTACCTCTTTCAGCTATATCTCCCATACTCCATTCTGAAGTATTAAATAATATCTTAAATCCTTCTTCAGTATCTAAACAAGCACAATAGACTCCACTACATCCTGAATAAGGATCTTTGTAAGAATTACCTATTAAAGTAATTCCCATTAAAAAGAATCCATCAGGTATCTGTTCTATCCAATTTATCCTACCTTGACGTGGTTCAGTAGTTAGATTAGGTATAATAGTAATATACTTATCCTCACTTGAATTTTCCATTCTATTATAAATCTGATTAGACATAAATCCTTCTTTATATAATCTTTTTAAAGTATTTATTGCATTAATTGATTCTTCAGACCATTCTAGTATTCCAATTATTTTTTTCATTTATTTAATATCTTTCTAACATCTAATAATTCTTTTTCAAGTTTAGATATTCTATTATATAACTCTGTTAAAGATAGATTTTTACTCATCTGAGGTATTTTTTTAATACTACTTTTTTTATTTTTAGGAAATAATTTTAATAAATAATTATATAACTCTATTCTTTGTTCTAATAATGTAATATTATCTACTTCGTAAATAGTAAATATATTAGTTCTTTTTAAAGAACTAGTTAATAAAGAACTAGTATAGTTTAAACTATTTAGTAAATATGTCCTGCTCAAATTAGAATAAAAAGCGGCTATTTGTGGATTATCGGCTACTTTTAAATTAGTTGGAAAATCCTGAGGCAGGGTATAAAGACTACTATGTGTATAACTACATAATTGATAGAATTTAACAGTAGTATATTTAGGGTATTTAGTTATAAAAGAAGTTAAATATGGTTTTAGATTTTTTTTAATTTCTGATAATTCTGCTTCTAAGGATATTTTATATTCAGGCATAAGGTTAATCCTTTAAATTAATTTAATCAATAGTAACTATAGTAAAACTATTATTTGAATGTAGTTTAAATTTAAATCCGCAATTTCTAATTGCAGTTAATAATTTAATTGTTTTATCATCAGTATCAGATGCTAATACTACTAATAATACCTTTAAATTAGTTTTAATATCTTCTCTTCTATTATTAATTCTTCTGTTTAACTTAGTAGGTAATTCTTTGTATTGATACATATCAAAGAATTCAAAATTCTTATTACTCATTTTTAAGATCCTCCTGTAGTTTAGTATTATCTATTATAAAACCTTCTTCTTCTTTAAAGATTAAAATTAATAATTTAGGTATAACCTGATCCGGTTTAAAATAAACTGCACCTTTTATACTATCATCTTTTTTACCAATAGTAAATCTATTAAAAACAGATTCTGTTATAGTATCAAGTTCAGGCTCTATTGCAAGTTTAAGATTAGGATTAAATGTAATTTGTTTTATTTTTTTCATAATTATTTACCCCATTTTAATTTATTTTAATTAAATGATCCACAAAGTGTTAAAAAAGGATTAATGTGTAGGCGGCACTAATCCTTTTTATTTAAAATAGGTTTAAATTACTTACTGGCCAGATAAGCATCAATTTCAGCATCTGTTACCGTGATACCCTTCTCCTTTGCTTTATTTATCATAATAGTATTCTTTGCTACCAGCCTCTTTGAATAAGCAGTTCTTTTTGCTTTCTCTTCCGGAGAGAGTTCACTGAATTTTTTGTAAGAAGTCCCTTTCAACTCACCAGTTTTAATTCTTGCATCTGTGAACTTCTTTTTTGCTAAAAGTTCTAAAGCAGCGTTAATATCTGCCTGAGATGCTTTCTTAGGATCTACTTTAAACTGATCCAAGGATAAAGATTTCTTTACTTCTGCCATAATTTAATTCTCCTTTTAGTTTTATTTTATTTTATATAATTAACTGTTTGCCTACAGTTTATTTAAATAAGATATTAATTAAAGATGTGGTTTTAGTATAGTGTTATTATATAATATTTTTGAATTTTAATCAATCATTATTAAATGAATGAAATCAATATGTTATATATATCAATGAAAATTCATTAATGAAATCAATATGTTATAATAAAAAAATAAAATAATGAAAATAAAATTAAAATAATATCCTTCTAACTAATTGATTTCATTAAATAAATTAATTATTTTAATGATTTTAATACTTTTATTGCCCCTTACTACCTATTTTCATTTAAACATCATAATTTATCTTTACACTACTATATTACTATATTACTACTTTATTATTTATTTATTTTTATTTATATATATCTACTATATTATTATATATATAGTTATATAAAGATAAGTGAAGGACATGGGTAAAAGTATTAAAATCATTACAATAATCAAAAAATTCAATGAAATCAATATATTATAACGAGATTATTTTATATTTATTTCCATTATTTTATTTTTCCTTTGTAACTATTTAATATTATTAATGAATTTTTGCAAAATTTATAACTAATTGATTTCATTAAGTTAATAATAGTTGTATAATTAATCAAAGAAATAAAAATAAAAAGCTAAAATAACTTAATATCTTAGCTTTTTATTTTAAGGTTAAACTACTTCTTTAATTTTAAATACTCATCAATTTCTTTGTTTGTAACTACTATGCCCGCTTCGGCCGCTTTCTTTAACATTAACGTATTCTTAACCCAATAACGCTTTTCTCTAACCTTTGTTTCATTATACTTCTTAATAATCTCCTCATTACTTAAATTCTTTTTCATACTATATTACCTCCTTTTTATTTTATTTAAATATATTATAATATATTTCTTAGTTTTAATCAAGCATTAATACTATAATAAAGTCAACTAGTTAAATATATCAACTTAACTTATTAATATTATTATATATTTACAATCCCAAAAGTAGAAATTTTTATATAAAGGAAGAGATTATTTAAAACGTATTATATTTTTAAATTAAACATTTATTTTTGATAAATAAATCATACTAAAAATAATAAAACTTTTGTTGTTTATTTGTTTACTTTAATTATATAATATACCAAATTAATACTTAAAGGTCAAATTAAAATGAATGCTTTAATAGTTAGTAGTATTAGTAATAATATACCTGGCAGGCCTAATAAGAATCATAAAACTATTAGAGTTAGTAATAAACATAAGTATGTTTTATCTTTACATCTTAGTGGTTATAAGACTTCTGATATTAAAGATCTTACTGGTTACTGTGAAGGCAATATTAGAAAGATATTAAATTCAGAAGGTATTAATATATTAAGACAGCAATTAATGGAGCATTTAGATAAAGAATTCCAGGCACAGTATTTTAAAGTAATAAATGCTGTAGATGATGGATTGAAGTCAGCTGAGCCTACTACCGTTAGATTACAAGCTGCTAAACTATGGGGGGAGTATCATCAGAAGTTTAAACCTAAAACTGAAACAGTAGTTAATAATTTAACCGCCGAGGATATAGTATTTAATATAATGAATAATACTACTATACAGGAGTCCACTAATGAAGCTTAATGAGGATGTTTCTAATTATGTTGCTAGTGAGGCTTCTAAGAGATATGGAAGAAAACTAGGATTGCAGAATGCTATTATAGAGGCTAATGGAGATCTAATTTGGTATGATAAACAAGGTAATAAGAAGCGTAGAAAAGCAAAAACTGTAGATCCAATATTCTACGAAACCGAAGCTCAAGCTAGACAGAAGGCTCTTAAGAATGAATCAAATAAGTAAAGAAGCAAAAGTAATCCAAGCTTTGTTTATGGTGCAGAATAAACAAGGTCTTACTGTTCCCTTTCAATTAAATCCATCTCAGTATAAATATGATATTCAAAAAACAAGTAAAGATCTTATACCTAAAGCTAGACAAAAGGGGTTTAGTACTTATAAAGTAGCTGAGGCTGTTGCAGACTGCTTAGGTATAGAAGGTACACGCGCAGTATTAATATCGCATGAAGCAGGAGCAACGCAGAGATTATTAGATAAAGCTCAGTTCTTTTTAAAACATATTAAAGGACCTAAACCTGTATTAGGTAGGAACAGTAGAAATGAATTATACTTTCCTAAGACAGAATCTACTTATTACATTGGAACTGCAGGAGCCCGTGCCTTCGGCCGTGGTGATACTATAACCAATCTTCATATATCTGAATATGCTTGGTGGGAAGGGGATTCTAAAAAACACGTTGCAGGTTTAATGCAGGCAGTTCCTTCTACAGGAAAAGTATCAATAGAATCTACTGGTAACGGTCAGGGCAATGATTTCTATTACATGATTAAGCATTTTAAAGAACTTGGTTATAATATCTTCTTTAGAAGTTGGTGGGAGGATGATGAATATTCTCAACTTGCTCCAGAAAACTGGCAACCATCTAACCATGAAGAGTTCTTTGAAAAACTAAGATTAAAATTACCTCAACTTTCCGAAGATCAACTTTTTTGGTATTATAATAAACTATTAGAATTCCGTGGTGATGAAAGACTTTTAATGCAAGAATATCCTTCAGTATTAGAAGAATGTTTCCAGGCAACGGGACATTCAGTTTATGTAAATATTCCTTACACAGAGAATAAAAATTATACCACTACTATTTATGAAGGATATAGAGTTAACTTCCTTCAAGGGCATCCAGTTAAAGATTATACTTATATTTTAGGTGCAGATCCCTCAGGAGGTACATTTAATGACGATGCTGCAATAGAAGGTGTTTGTTTAGAAACTCTTGAAGAGGTATGTAGCTTTAACCTTAATTCCATAGATCCTGTAGCATTCAGCTATCTACTAATTCATTTAGGTTTTAGATTCAATGAAGCATATTTAATACCAGAAGCTAATAACCATGGAGCAGCAGTAATACCTATATTAAGGAAGAGCTATAACTGCCAGAAAATATATAAAAGAAACATACCAATAAATAAAACAAATAGAATATCTTATGGATTTATTAATAATGAGACTTCTAAAAGACAAATGCTTGGGGCTTCTTTAGAAGTAATAGAATTAGGACTTCAGATATACAATGAAAAAACAAAAGAAGAATTTAGTAGTATTCAAGAGATAGATTCTAAAATAGGATCAAGTTCAGATAATTTATGGATTGCAATGTGTTTAGCTTGCGTGGGAGTTAAGAAGTATTATAATAAAAGACAGGTAGTAGAAGAGACAAAACCTAAAATACAATTTGATGGTAACTTTGTAGTTAAATTTGAAGATATATTTAATAAAAATAGAAAGGAATTTAATAGGTTAAATAGTATACAAAATAACCCAGCCAATACTTTTATAACAAGGAGTTATTAAATGGAGCAGAGAAAAAGAGTTTTAACTGATGCTGATATTACTGCTATAGGAAAAGAAGTTACAGATAAACTACCACTATGCTCTTTAGGGTTTAATTCTGAAGAAGCATCTATTATTAAAAACCATTTAGTAATCTGGAAGAAAGCAAGAAATATAATAGGAACTGCAATATTACTTTCTCTTGTAGGTATATTTCTAGGAATACTTTATAAAGGATTCTGGGTATCATTAATTGAAGGTATTAAAAATAGGGGGTAATTAATATGTGGACTATATTATCAGGTATCTTTGGTGGATTATTTAGATTAGTGCCAGAGGTTTTTAAATACTTAGATTCTAAGAATGAACGTAAACATGAACTTGATATGCAGGATAAAGCTATTGAGTTCCAGCGCCTTAAAGGGGATCAAGTAGTAGGGGAAATTAAAGCTGAAGGTGATAACAGTTGGAATGCAGGTGCTATAGATGCTCTTAAAGAAGCAATTAAAGGCCAGGATACTCCTTCTGGAATACAGTGGATAGATGGATTCTCTAAGCTAATGCGTCCATTAATTACCTTCCAGTGGGTTGTACTTCTATACCCAGGAGTTATAATAACAACCTTTATACTTTTATTACAAGCTCAAATACCTGTAATAGATGCCATGAATAAAGTATTTGGAGAACCAGAAAAGGCAGTAGTAAGCTTTATTATAGACTTTTGGTTTGTTGGAAGAGTTCTTGATAGAGGTAGAAAATAGTGTTAGCTTTAAATATTGCTAAAGAACTAAGTAAAAAATTTGAAGGTTTTAAATCTAAACCATATTTATGCCCTGCGGGAGTTCCGACAATAGGATATGGTACTACTGCATATCCAAATAGACAGAAGGTTAAACTAACTGATTCTTCTATTACTAAAGAACAAGCTATACAGTACCTAGAATATGAACTTTACAAATCACTACAAGGAGTTTTAAAATACTGCCCTATATTAATAAAAGAAGATAAAAAACTAGGTGCTATAATAGACTTTGTTTATAACTTAGGAGTAGGAAGATTACAGTGCTCTACTCTAAGAAGAAGGATAAATCAGCAGAATTGGGAAGAGGTTAAATATGAATTATTAAAGTGGATATATGCTAATGGAAGAGTACTATTAGGTTTAGTATTAAGAAGAAAAGCAGAGGCAGGATATATTTAAATTAAAGCGAAAGGAATAAATAAAATGGCAAGTATTTTAGTTTTAACAAAATCTGGAGAAGGTATACCTCTTGCAAATAGGTTAAAGCGAGAAGGTAATATAGTAAAAGTATCTATTTTAGAAAATCCATATGTAGAATTAAAAGACAAAGAAGTTCAATTAATTAAAGACCCACTACAGATGATAGAACAGTTCGACTTAGTAATTTGTACTTCATCTAGTTTAGGTATTACTGCAGAGCAGTGTAAAGAAAAAGGTATACAGACTCTAGGAGGAGTGTTTAATGATAAATTAGAAAATGATATAGAATATTCTAATAATGTATTAGATGTTATCTATAAAAATATTCTTACCCCTACAAATAAGGGTATACCTATATCACTTACAGGCTGGTTTAATAAAGAGTCTTTTTCTAATTATTACATAACTTTCCAGTATGATAAATTCCTAGAACACAATAGAGGTGCTTACATTAACTCTGGCAGTGTAGTTAAATCTATCTTATCTTGTAAACTAACTAATGAATGTTTAAATCCTATAATAGGATTACTTACTAAAGTAAACTATTTAGGTCCTTTAACACTTAATGTTCTATTATTTGAAGATGGTAAGATAATACTTAACTTCTTAACATCTATAGATAATACCTTTTATACTTATATAGAACTATTAAAATGCTCTATTTGGAACTTTTTACAAAAAGTAGTTAATAAACAAGAGATTTTAATCCGCGAAGATTTTGCTTTAAGTATTAATTTAAGTATACCTCCTTATCCCTATCTAAGCTTAGATAATATAGATATAAGTAAATTCTTAACTATCCCTCAACCCGCTATAAATCATCTTTATTTATTTAAAGATACTGCTGGATTCTTAGGATATATAACCTCTAGAGGGGATACTATAAATGAAGCAAGAAGAAGAGTATATAGAACAGCTAAGTATATAATTACTTCAGATTTTGTTCAGTATAGAAGTGATATAGGATATGGAGTTGAAGAGAAGGTTAATAAATTAAAAGAATGGAAATGGTTAGATTAAAATGCCTAGTGCAGAAGTGTTAAAAAGAGTATTTAATGAAGCTGTTAAAAGAATTAAACCTTTAGTAAGGATAGAATCTAACCCTGAGCTATTAGCTAAAGAAGGGTTTAATACTACTAGACAATCTAGACCTTACGGTGAATCTCATGATTATACTTGGGGTGAAACAACCGGGATTCACTATGCAAAAAATCCTTATGAAGCTACTAATTTAAAATATGGTGAAGATGTAGGTGTAGTACATCCTACTAATGTAGAAGCTATCCCCTTACCCAGTGCAAGAGTTAAGAACTTCTCAATAGATGAATGGAGGGATAAGTATTTAATTAATACTATATCAGAAAATAATGCTTTATTAAAAAATAAATATGATTTTATAACTTATCCAGATCTTACTGCAGACCAATCTCATTTACTACAAACAGTTCAACTAAATCCTAATAAAGCAATTGCTAAGATTAAACTAAATAATAAAGATATTTATAGAATACTAGGAATAGCAGGTGCATTAGGAATTACAGATCAATTAAATCCAGATGAGGCTAAAAGTATGCCAATAGGTAATTTAATTAAAGCAGGTACCTCTGCTGCTAAATTAGCTGCAAGAGGATCTAAATCATCCGCCGCAGTAGATCTAATAGGTAAATCACTTGAAGGTGAGGCTCTTAAAGGATTACAGTTAGAATCTAAAACTATTAAAAACATTACAAAAGGAGTAGGTGATTGGCGTAACATTATCTTTGATGATGGATCCTCACTACCAGTAACTAAAGATTATATTAATGATCTTATGCGTGCAACTGGAACTGTTAAATATATAACTAAATTTAATAAACAAGGTACTGAAGGTAAATTACAGCAAGCACTTAACGCTTTAAAAGATCGTAGAAACAGAACACTTAGTCCAATGATTTCTAAATCCTATATTAAAGGAAAAATGTCCCAACACTTAAATAAAACTTCTGAACTCTTAACCCCAAATACACAAAAAATGGTGGGAGTGTACGAAGGTAAAACTTACTTAACCCTGCCTGAGGAGTATGCAAAAATATTAGAAGAAGAAGGCTTAATTAGAATAGATAGATCTAAAACAGGAGAGATAAAATAATGTCTAAAAAAATTAAAAAAGACGAATTTATAACTTACTGGATTCAACAGATAGATCAAGGTGAGAAGTATATGAAAAAATACTCTACTTTAGATAGATGGAAAACCTGGAGACAACATTATCGTGGAGATTGGCCTGATGAACTATACCCAGTAAATAGAACCTTTTCAATGGGTAGATCTATGATACCTAGAGTTTATTTTAGATCTCCTAGAGTAAGTTTAACTGCAACCCGACCTGAGTTTATAGCACATACTAGAGTAGTAGAAGCAGTAGATAACTGGTTAATACAAGAGTTGAATTTAAAAAAGACTATTAAAAAAGCAATATTACATAGTTTTAACTCTGGCACTGCACCAATTAAACTAGGTTTTGATTCAGAGTATGGATTCTTAGCTGAGCAATCCGTTTCAGGAGATTCAGCAACAGCTACACAACTTAGTACTAAAGAGATTAAACTAATTGAGTATAATCAAAATATAAAACCAGGCCTGCCCTGGGCACTTCCTTGCTTACCTGAGGATGTCATAATACCTTGGGGTTACTCCGATCCTGATTCCCTCCCTTGGATAGCACATAAAATACTAAGACCTCTTGAAGATATTAAAGCAGATCAAAAGTATCAAAATACCTCAGAATTAAAAGGAAGTAAAAGATCTTCAGTTGAAATTAAGCAAAGAAGTCCATTCTTAACAGGGAATGATATTCAATTTGGAGAGTTAATAGAAATTAGAGATTATCAAACCCAACAGATAATAGTTATCTGTGAAGATACTTTATTACTTAAAAATGAAGATGTTCTTCAAGTGGGTGGATTGCCTTATGAATTCTTAACCTTTAATGAAGATCCTGAATTTTTCTGGGGTATTGCAGATGCTTATATTATAGAACCCCAGCAAAAGGAATTAAATGAAGTTAAAACCCAGCAGAGTAAACACCGTAAAATAGCACTGTTAAAATTCTTATACTTAAAAGGTGCTTTAACTGAAGATAACTTAACAGCACTACTCTCTGGTGATGTAGGTCCTGGTGTAGGAATAGATGGAGAATCTCTTGCAGCTGCAGTTAGTATCTTGCAGCCACATATGCCACAAGAACTTTGGGTGGAAGCCCAAAACATCTTAAGAGATATGCAAGAAGGTATGGGATTTAATATGAACCAAATGGGCTCTTATAATCCTAAAGGTGGTAATATCTCTGCAACGGAAACCACTGAGGTATCTCAAGGAGTAGATGCTAGAATAGATGAGCGTAGAGATATAGTAGGTGATTTACTTTTAAATATAGTTAGAAAATGGAATGCTATGATATTTACCCTTTGGAATAAAGAGCGTGTAATTAAAATAGCAGGTGCTTTAGGAGAGGAGCAATGGATTCAGTATACAGGAGATCAAATTAAATGTGATTATACTATGAAGATGGATATAGATTCAGGATTTCCTATTACTGGTAATGTAAAGAGGCAGTTAGCAGATGGTTTGTTTAAAACCTACAACGGAGATCCTATGATAGATCCTATGAAATTAAGACAATATCATCTTGATAAATATGAAAACATAGCTCCTGGTATAATGAGTGTATTAAAGAATCCAATGGTTACTTCACCTAATCCTAATGATTTACTAGCTGCTGCTAGACAACCTAATCCAGAAGCAGCTGGAAGTGGAATGGGCTCAGGATCAACACCTGGTACAAATCGTGGTGGAGGGCAGAAACCCTTAAATTTTGAAAAGTTTAATCAAAGTATGAAAGAAGGTAAATAAAATGCCATTATATGATTTTGAATGCTTAGATGATAAAAATATAAAGTGTAAAAAAGTATTTGAAAACTTTTGTTGTATAAATGATCTTAAATCCTTTATAATTAAACAAAGATGTCCACTATGTAATAGTAAAGTTAAACTATTAATAGGAGGATTTAAAAAGGATTGGTTTCAAGTACATATAAATGAAGACTTTGATGGAACACCTATTGAAGTAACAAGTAAAAAACACTTAAAGGAATTATGCAAAAAACACGGAGTACAGAGCAGGGCACTATTATAAATAATAAAAGACTTTACTATTGTAGTAAAGACTATATAGTACAGGAAAAAAATAATATTATAACTATGGTAAAAAGAAATGGAGGTGGTTCAAATCAAAAAGTAAATAATATTTTAAAAATGCTTAATATGAAACTAATATCCAAACTTAATAATAAAGAATACCTATTAGGAGCGAATTAAATGGTTAATAAAAGAAAAGAGCAAGAACCTGAAGTTTTAACTAAAATAGAAGTAATTTTATACAAACCTATTTCTGAATTACCTATAACCCATCAGCCTTTAATTAAATTTGAAGGTAAGGTTCTAAGTATGAGAGAAGTAAGTATTATAGAATTTAATATGCGAAAAGCTTTAAGAAGATTTAAAAATGAAGAAGCTAATAGATTAAATAAATTAAAAGGAGATAGCGAAAATGCCAACACCTGAAGAAATTGCAGCAGCAGAGAAAACTAAATTAGAAGAGGGTAAATTACAAAATCCAAATACTTCTATACAAGATGATACAATTAAACTTGAACCAGAAGTGTATAATGCTCTTTTAGATAGATTAGATGAACTTGAAGATAAGTTATCTAAATCTGGGGGAGGTAGAAAACCTTTAACTGAAGAAGAGCTTGCCAATGTAGTTAAGAATCCTAAGCAGCAGGTTACTGAAGAAGCTATTAATCAGATGAAACCAAAAGATCTAATTAATGTAATCTTACAGCATATAGAAGAAACTAGAATACAACCTCTTCTGGTAAAAATAGAAGAAATGAATGTACGTAATGAAGTTGATAAATTAACTGCTAATGGCAAGAATCAAGACTTTTTTGAATTAAAAGATGACATTTATGACATAGCAGTTAAAAACCCACAATTAAGTTTAAAAGAGGCTCTATCTCTTGCAAGAGAGAAGAAAGGCTATTCAAGAGAGGGTAAACCTCCAGAAGATGATGGAAGCGATGATAATAAAAACCCCCTAAGGCACCTGCCACCTAGGCGAATTATTGCTGGAGAAAGACCTGGTGTATCCAGAACTACAACTACTGTAGCAAATCCTGAGACAAGGAAAGAAGCAGTTAGCCAAGCATTAGAAGAAATGAAAAAGGCGGGAAAGTTTAAGATATAACTTAGGAGGTTATTATGTCTGATGATTCTCAGAGCTGGACACAAACAGTAGATACACTTTTTACTTCTACATGGAGTAAAAGAAAAACCAAAGCAACGGAGCAGGCCTTTTTAAAAACTCCATTGATTTTTTGGTTTAGAAAGAAAGAAAGGGTTGAAAATATCAGTGGCCATACTAGAATTGAAATTCCTTTAGAGTATGGATCTAATGATACAGTAAGATGGATCAGTAAAGGTGACACAGTACCTATTACTGATAATGAGCTTATAACAATGGCTTATGAAGAGTGGAAATATGTTTCAGTAAGTATTCCAAGATATTTTGAAGATGACCAGAAGAATCGTTCTGAGGCCAAAATTATAAGTTTAATAGATACTAAATTAGGTGCAGCGGAAAGAGCACTTAATGAAGAGTTTGAATCTGTACTTCATTCAGACGGTACTGGTGCAAAAGAACCTAATGGATTACAGAATATAATTAGTTCAACTCCTACCACAGGGACTTTACACGGAATTAATAGAGAAACTTATACTTGGTTTAGAAATCAGCAGAAGACATCTTCAGGTTCAAGTTCAGTATATTTAGTTAAAGATATGCGTACTTGTTTAAATAATACTCTTAGATACTCCGGGGCAGAATTAAAAGATATTATAATTATGACTTCTCAGAGTATTTTTGAATACTACGAAGAT